TAAATAAAAAAAAAAAAAAATGAAAAAAAAAAAAAAATATTTTTTTTAAAAGAAAACCTAAATTGAAAATGATAATTTCCCCTATATAGAAGAGTTTATTTAAATTTTGTCATTTTTGGTAAAATGTCAGTATTTTATATACATATATCCTTTTTATAAATTTTAATTATGACAAAATGACAAAACCAAAAATAAAATGACATTTTTGTCATTTCATTAATTATAGTTTAAATATAATTTATATATAAATTTATTTAAAAAATAAAAAATATTATAATAATATATAGAAATGGTTTTTTTTGTAGAAAAAGTAAATTTAGAAGTTGCTAAATTATTAAAAGAATTGTCATTAAAACAATTACAAGAATTATATAATTCATCAAAAAATAAAAGAAGTGATATAGATGGCGAAGAGACAGACTTTAAAACAGAACAAACAAAATTAATTAATTATTGTAATGCAGTTTTAGAAAGTGAGAATAATTATAAAATAGAATATGGATATGTAGCAGGGAAGAACTTTGGACGTTTACAATCTAAACAGATTTCATTACAAAGAATATTTAATGGATTTAGAGGTTTATTATGTGAAGGAATATCTTATGATTTAGATATGAAAAATGCTCATCCAAATATATTAAAATATCTATGTAATAAGCATGATATTAAATATTTATATTTAGATAAATATATAAAAAATAGAGATGAATGGCTAAAAGAGTTAATGATTGAACTAAAAATTGAAAAAGCAGATGCTAAGGCATTATTATTAAAATGTATTAATAAAGAAACAGAAACATTATACTATGGTAAAAAAAAGATTAAATGTAAAAATTATTTAAATTTTGATAATGAAACAAAAGAGATACAACAAAGCATATGGGATATTTATAAAGATGAATTATATAAATATGTAAAAAATGAAGATAATCAAAAAGGAAAATTAATAAATTTAGTATTATGTAAATATGAAGATGAATTTTTAGAAGAAGCAATAAAAATTATACAAAATCAAAATATTGAAATCCAAACGCCAATGTTTGATGGTTGTACAATTTATGAAGGTAAATATGAAGTTGATAATATAATAAATTTATTAAATAATAAATTTAAAAATATTGATAATCAAAAGGTTGATATAGAATGGACAGTAAAACCTCATAATTTAGAATTAAAAGAATTACTTTATAGTTTTAAAATAAAAAAAGTTGATAGATTTACAGGTGAGAATATAATAGAAATAGCAAATCACATGCTAAGAACAATTTTAAAAAATAAATTGATGAAAGATAAAGATAATATTTATTTAATGACAAAAGATAAAATTCTAACAAATGAAAAAGCTATTGATATGGAACTATATGATTTAATATCAGACCAAGATTATTTAATAGAAGAAGAGATAAAGACAAGAGATGGAACAGAAATAACATATAAAAGAGCATCTAAAATACATAAATATATAAGTGAGATAATAATAGCATTAAAAGCAAAATGTGAAACAGACAATAAATTTAAAGATAGAATATGGAGTAATACATTACATAAATTATATTTTAAAAATGGTTATTATGATTTTATAAAAAAAGAATTTATAAAAGGAGAATACAATGATACATTTATAAAAATAAATACAGATTTAGATATAAATTCAAATGAAATATCTAGAAAGGATTTATTAAAAAAAGTATTGTATCCAGTATTTTCAGTAGATGATGTAGAAAAAGATAAAAATCAATATGAATTAATGAAATATTTTTTATATAGAATATCTAGAATTTTAGCGGGTCATATTGAAGATAAATTATGGGTTCTATTACAAGGTTTAAGAAATTGTGGGAAAGGTGTTTTAAGTGATATATTAAAAAAAGCATTTGATGGATATATTAGAACAACAAATGCCGGAAATTTTATATTAAAAACATCTACACAAGATGCATCAAAAGCTAATTCATGGATGTTAGATTATCAATTTGTAAGATTAGCAATAACTCAAGAAATATCTTTAGAAGAAAAACAATGTATTGATGGTAATATGATTAAAAAGTTTTGTAGTGGTGGTGATTATATTGATGGGCGTAAAAATTTTCAAGATGAAATTGAATTTAAAATTCAATCTTCTTTAATGATATGTTGTAATGATTTTGATAAAGTAAAACCGTATGATGCTATGGAATTATGTAATGAATTTCAAATGAAATCTAAATTTATAGATGATACTTTTGACAACTCTTTAAAGTTAGAAGGATATAAATATTATACAAAAGATAATAATTTAAAAACTGAATTTTTATCAAAAAAGGATATACTAAATGAATTTATATTAATTATTTTAGAAGCATATAATACACCTATTGAATATCCAAAAGACATATTACAACAGAATAAAGAAAATGATGAAGATGATGATTATAATAAATTATTTAATATATTTGAATTTACAACTGAAAAAGATAATTTTATATCAAATGATACATTAAAGGATATTATAAAAGAAAATAAAATTCCATTTACATTAAAAAAATGTAAAATGTTATTAAAAACAAAAGGAGCAGAAGAACATAGAAAAGCATCTGATAGAGGTATTTGTTATTTAAAAACTAAAGAAATTATATAATATTATTTTTATGTTTAATAGATGCATTATGAAAAGTTTTACTTAAAACTTTTAATTCAATATTACAAACATCACAAATATATGTTTTATCTTTATTTTTTAATCTGTATAATTTACTATATTGTCTTTGTTCTGGAGTTGTAAAAAAATGATTAGTCATAATATAATATATTGAAATATATTTATATAAATTAAAATTGTTTATAAATTTTTATATTAAAATTCTTTTCCATATCTTTTATACTTTCATCTAAAGTTTTCTTATTCCATAATAAGCCCTTACTCCATGCTCCGCTAGTTTTTAAATCATTCCAATCTTCTTTACTGTGACGTCTTTCATATGCTAATTTTCTATATTTATCATTATGTTGAGTATAGTCTTCGTATCTATTATCTCCAAAATGTTTTGTATTCCATCTCATTGTATCATTATTTAAAAAATTAATAGCATACTTTTTATAGGGTTTATTACTTTCAGATAAATAAAATTTATCCATATATATATAATAATTGGATATAAAAATCCCAATATATTATATATAATGTTATCATTAAAAGATGGAACCAAAATTGCTATGATTGACAAAAATAAAGATAAATGTATATATATAAAAGATGATAGTAAAGATTCTCCTGCAGAAATAGAAACAACGCCACAAAAAAAATTAGAATTATTTAAAACATTTATTGAAAAAGATAAAAAGCTAATGCGCTCCCAATTAGATAATTTAATTAATGCTTATTCATCAAATAGTAAACCAAACGATAAACTATCGCGTAAATATGAAGAAGCCTTAAAATTTGTAAATACATCTTTAAAACATTATCTAGATTTTTCAAAAAAAACAGAATTAACACCTATAATGCCTAAATGGTATACATTATTTGTTTCTGGAACTACTGGTTCAGGAAAATCATATTATATAGCTGATTTAATAAAAAATAATAAACCAAAATTTATATTTATAATGAGTCCTATAAAAGATGACCCAGCATATAAAAGCATGAAACCCGAACCAGTTTATATAGATTTAGATAAATATTTTGATGAATATAATAAATTTTTTGAGATTGAGGATTTACCCCCAAACTCTGTTGTAATTTTAGATGATATAGATACAGATGCTAAGAAAGCAAAACCATATCAAGAAATTAAAACCCAATTATTAGAAAGAGGAAGACATATCCCTGTTTCTGTTATATGTGTATCTCATGACCCTATGGGTGGAAATGTAAAACACGCAAAAGCACAGATTAGAGAAAGTCATTATTATGTTGTATTTCCAAAAGCAAATAAAGCACATTGTGAAAACTTTATAAAAAGATATATAACAAAAGACATAGATTTAGTAAATCAAATGATAAATGTAGATACAAGGGGCTTATTAATAAAAAAAACATATCCATCATATTATTTGGGAGAACATACAGTTGGTATTATAAATTAAATATAAATATATAATTATAAAATCTCTATTATAATTATATATATGACAGATTTCACCAGAGTTAATAACATTTATTATGATATGAATGTGTATAATGCCACAACAACCCCAATTCAGGCACAAATAAATAATAAATTATTATATCCATTATTAAATCAAGCAGATAATTATAGTGTGTCTCTTGCAAAAGCAAAAGTTCCACTTGACAGTATCCCATTAACACGAAATAACCTGCCTCTTAAATTATATCAATTAGGGCTAAAAATAGGAACTACAGAAGAATTAGCATATATTAGACAATTAGGAGCTAATCAAGATAATTTCGTATGGAACTGTCCAAAAGGTTCTACAACAATTTCAAAATATAAATATTCATCAACTGGAACATTAACAGAAGTATCAAGTCAAGATGTATCAACAATAACTGATAATGTTTATAATTTTGTTGTTGATGATTATTCAAATTTATTTATTATAGGTTCCGATACCATTTCAGAATTACCAAATAAATTATATATTATTGATGAAACAAATAACATATTAGAAACTTTAGATTTTGTTAATATAAAACATATTTATATTGATAGAGGTCAAAATTTATATATATGTGATGAATCACAAACCCCAACTGTTTATATTTATGGAATGATTAATTCTATTGGTTCTGTAAATTTAACACAAAAAACAACATTGACAACAAATCAAGCGGGCAATCCACTTGTAAATTTAGTATTTTGTGTAGCAGATGGCGAAATAATTGTTGGATATAATCAAAACACAATAACTTTATATAATGAACAATATGAACCACAAACAGATATTCAAGAACAAGCAATAAAACAATTACAAAACTTAGCAAATATAAATTCTACGGCGAATACTTATATTCTTGCTAATTCAAATGAATTAGATGACACAATTTTTGGTGTTCAAAATCAAATGGTATATAATGTAAATAATAATACACAATTAACAAATGGCGGTATAGCATCATCAATAGCTATAGTAGCCTCAGGTTATGGTTTCGCAACTGGAACAGATAATTATACATATGCGGTAAATTATCCAATTACATCGCCACCTGCTTCATTTTTTAATGCTAATAACATCGCCCTTTTAAAAGATGGTTGTATATGGTCAGCACAAAAAACATCTCAATTATTTGCAATGGGAACATCTAATTTATTTTATGCTTGGAATTATAATTTTCCTCCAAATACAACTATTCTAAATACATGGTCGCAAGTAGGTGAATTTCAACTGACATCAAATCCAACCCCCACTGCTATAAGTATTGATGTTCAATCCACAACAAATAAACTTGTAGCAGTTGGTAGTGATAATAATTTATATATAACACAAAACCCAGTTGGATTAATAGAAGTAATATTTAATAATTTAAATAATTACCCGTCTAATTCTTTTATATGGGGATTAAGAAACTTTAATTATGATACAGGAAATCAACAAAGTTCATTATTAAATAATTTTTCAGTATGGAATACAACCATTGGCGGTATGTTTGAACGGTCAAACCAATATTATATATTTTATTTTGACGACGCAACCCCAACCTTAGATATATATAATGTCGCAAATTATAGCTTAGAATCTACACATCCAAATTTAGATACCAATTTCATTGGTATAACTTATTTACCACAAACTGGAGCATTCGCATATCAAAATAATTCTAAAGAAATTGTAGCAAGGAATGCTAATACATTAGCAGTACTTTATACAATACCACCTGTATCTTATACTGTTCAGGCAATAGCAGAACTATTTGGAAATTATATAGCAGTTTGTGATTTTGCAACAACTAATATTTATATTTATAATTTAGCAACATCAACACTAATAAATACTTTAGAATTACCAAGTTATGTTATTGATTTAGCAGTAAATTTAGGAGATGTAGAAAATGGAGCCACAACATTATTTGCTTTAGTTCAAACATCTGGAACTGCACCATTAGGTCAAGAAATTTATAAAATTAATTTTACAGATGATACTTATACAGAACAATCAACCCAAACTCAAATTTATACAACTTCAAGATATATATCACAAATAAATGTTCATCAAACAACCAACGCTATAACATTTATAGAAGGTGATTATAGCGAGGGACTTTTCAATAATTATAATATTAAAACATTAATGCAAAATGGTGGATATTCTTCAAATAATATTATAACAAGTTCTATACCAAATAATAATTACATGGTTCAATACTATTTACCAACAAAACCAAATGTATATATGGCACAACGTACATCTCAAACTCTTAGATGGTCTCAAATAACATCAAATGAACAATTAAAAGGAGTTTCAGTATCACGTTCAAATCAAAATAAATTATATGGTTTAGGTTTAGACTCTAAAATTTATATGGGCAATAATTTAAATAATTCTATTACATTTTCACAAATTACAGATTTTACAGAATCATATGATTATATATCAAATACACCAAATACAAGTCCATTAATACAATCTTCATTATATCTTTATGGAACATCGTCCCAAAATTTAATTACAACTTTAGAAATAAATGATGAATGTGGAGCAATAGCGAAAAATGATGTAGCAAATCAATATGTGATATCATTAGCTAGAAATAATCAAATAGTAGCATATGATGCTGGAACATTAGCAGTAGATTTTACATCATCATTAACAGGAGCATATAGAATATTTACAAAAAATGGTTCAGATATTGATGCTGGAAGTGTATCTATATATAATATGTCAGTTTTAATAGATAGTATCAATAATGCTTTTATAGAAGCAACAACAAAGATTAATCAAGCATTAGGTGCTGGAACAATAACAACACCCCCATCAATTTCATTAAATTATCAATCTGGATTATGTACTCTATCATATCCTTCTGTTTTAGTACAATCGGCGAATGGTATACTTTTTAATCAATCTTTATTAAATATAGTATATTATCAATCAACATTAGACCAACAATCTGGACTATATCAACTTGTTTTAAATTCTCAACAGGAAACACTTACACAAAATGTAAAGACAATTAACAAATTTAATCAATTAGACAAAATTCTATTTCGTTCTAATACAATATATGTTATTGGTGCCTATTTTGGTATAAATGATAGTAATAATATATTTTTTGATATAGATTGTCCAACAACTGACTGGATTGAGAATTTAGACCAAACATTATATTTTCAACCAAACTTTTTAAGAACATATTTTTTACGGTCAAATCTTCCATTAGACAATATACAAATACAATTATATTATCAATATAGAAATGGGATAGATTATGAACTATATATAAATAATGGTGAAAATGTCACTACTAAATTACAGTTTATCAAAAAAATTTAAATTAGTTTGAAATGATATAAAATATATTATTTTAAATTATAAAAAATAAAATCTATGATATAATTATATAATGAGTTCTAACAGAGAAGACGTTCAACTTGTCTTAGATAACAGATGTAATGTAAGTAAAACAACCCACGCACTTGTAAAAGTATCCGGCAATAATGTAAACTTTTTTGAAGTAAATGCTGATACACAGGGTCCTTATACAAATATTATAAATTTTAATAGTATAATTACTCCAGCTCTTGCTTCTACAGTTATATCTCGTAATCCTAGAATTAGATATCAGGTAGACGTACGAGTTAATGAAACTGCCGGTGGTGCAACAGCATTTCCATCTGCTAATTATTATCCTGTATTACCAAATAATGTTGTAAGTAATAGTGTAGTTCCAAATACAGTTTTTCGCGCGTTCTGCCTCCAGTCTGTTACTTCAACCTTGAGCATGACCATTAATGGGGCTACGACAACGCTAAACTCACGCCAAATGCTTGATTTTATTCAACGTCGTCTTGATAAACACTGGATTATGAACCAAGCAACCGAATGCCCCTGCCAGCCCGATAATCTTTCTGGTCTTGTTGTTGATGGTGTTCCCGCAATTTCAACAGCATTCGGAACATTTACTGGGGCACTTAATTCATTACAAATTAGTGCTGCCGGTTCAATAACTCAGGTTAATGGCGCAGCGTTAGGAGCTGGAACATATCTTGTTGAACCTTTAACTGCAACATCACTTCCACACGCAAATCAAGTTCTTTCTCGTTATGAGAATTCTCAAGGTGCTAATCGCGGTTCATTTAAACCTGTATCAATAGCCCCTACATTTGTAGCGCAACCAGCTCCACAGGCTTTAAGAACATATAGCTTTGATATTTCTGAACCTCTGCTACTTTCACCATTTACTACATATGATAATGAGACATACCTAGCAAATATTAATACTATGTCAATGGTGTTTAATTTACAAACTATAAATGATATGCTTGTATCTGCTGTATTTAATAATGCCGGAGCTATAAATGGATATAATCCTGCTAATTTATTAGGTGTAGATGTTAAAAATGCTAAACTTGAATGGGAATACATTCAAATTCCTCAAGATTTAGTCACAATTCCTCCTGTTGTAAGTTATCCATATGAAAATTTAATTTATTTTCAAAAATCATTAGGAACAATTGTTTTTGCAGATGGAATATATTCTAGTGTTCAAAGTGATACACTCCGATTTTCTGCCCAACCAGATTTAATCGCAGTATATGTTCGTCAACAAATTGCCAACAGAGATGCTTCAACATCCGCACGAACTTGTCTAACAGATACATTTTTCGGAATTGGTAATAGTGCTGTTAATAGTTTAGCGGGTGTACAAGTCAATTATGGAGTTAAAAGTGGACAACTTGCTGGGGCATCTTCTAAAACTCTTTTCCGTATGTCTAAACGTAATGGCTGGAAAGGTTCATGGAATGACTGGTGTAATGGTCAAGCAGTTCTTCTTATAAATCCAACCCTTGATTTGGGTCTTGATTTACAAGCAGGTGATGTGCTCCCTATGGAGGCAGCCGCGAACCAAAACTTCCAAATTCAACTTACTATTAATGACCAACCATTACAATATGCTAATGTAGCACAAGCAGGGGGCTATCAAGCGGAACTTATGATTTGTCCAATTTATAAAGGTGTAATTAACATTACTCCAAATTCTGCCCTATATAATCTTGGTGAACTTTCTCACTCTGAAGTTCAACAAGCCCTTCAAACTCAACCAAAAGATGGACGCATGGTATCAGATGAAGTTGTAAAACCTACAGTTCAAGGTGGTTCACTTTTTGGAACACTTAAATCACTTGTAGGAACAACCGCAAATGCTCTTAAATCTGATGCAGGTCAAAAAGCATTAAGCATGATTTCTTCAATGGCAGGAAAAGGTTTACGCCGTTAAATAAATAGTATTATGAATTCTATAATTTTTAAAATATAATGATATAATATATATTATTATATATTTATAAAAAAATATTAATTTAAAAAAATATATAAATTATATAATATATATGACTGATATAAAACAATTTTATGAATTAAGAAAAGATTTACAAAAATTATTAGGAAAATTAACAAATATAATAATTGATTTAGAATATAATAATGATATAATAAAAATAAATCCTCCTAATATTATTTTAAATAATTCATCGGATAGTTCAGATAGTTCAGATAGTTCAGATAGTTCAGATAGTTCAGATAGCACAATTGAAAATTCAGAAGATGATGAAATAGCATGTAATGTAAAATATGCTATAAATACAATTAATTCGGATTTAAAATTTTATATAAAATAAATATATTGTTATATTATATATAAATGGCAAGTTCTTATCAAATGTTTGTAAAAGAACATATTCATCAGTTTAAACATTTACCAGCTAAAGAAAGAATGAAAGCAGTGGCAGAATTATATCATAAAAAAAAAGATGGTGCTTATGAGATGCCTGCTAAAAAAGGCAGAGGACGTCCTAAAAAAGGAGGTGCTATGACTGCTGGCTCATTTCTAGGAGACATCGTTCCTTTTGGTAATATGTTAGGTTTAGGTTTAGACGAAAAAGGCGGAGCAATGACTGCTGGAGCACTTCATAAAAAAAGAGGCAGACCATCTAAAAAGGGAGGTGTATTAACTGCTGCCGGTTTAGATGGTGGGGCAATGACTGCCGGTAAATTAAAAAGAAAAGGTGGGGCAATGACTGCCGGTGCCTTTCATGGAAAATCTCCAACAATGACCGGCGGGGGCTGGTTTGACGATTTTTCAAGGGGGTTCATGTTGCCCTTTCACGCTATAGGACAAGTTGCTCCTGCTCTTGCTCATTTAGTATAAAATAAATAATATAATATAAATATATATTATATTATGTCAGGTATTGAAAAATTAGTTGAATATTTTAGAAAACAGGATTTATCAGGTGATGATATTTATAAAATGATTAAAAAAAATCCTGTTCCATATTCACAATTAAATAAATATAAATCAATAAATCAATTATTAGGAAAAGAAGGTTATGTTGTTATATTATATGAAGTATCACGTAATAGTGGTCATTGGGTCTGTCTAGTTGAACAAGATGGGGGAAAATCATTATATTTTCAAGATAGTTATGGATATCCTCCAGACGCACCAATAACTCATGGATTAGTTCCTTATGATAAAGCAAATTTTCCATTATATCTAACTCAATTAATACAAAATGACCCAAGACCATTTGATTATAATAAAAAAGACTTTCAATCAAAAAATCCAAATACGGGAGATTGTGGTAGACATGCATCTCTAAAATGTTTATTAAAAGATATACCAAATGATAAATATAGACATTTATTTTTTAATAATCAAAATTCATATTTATCACCTGATAATTTAGTTGTATTATTAACATTACAAGGATTAAATAATATATTAGATTTTTATACAGACCCAAAAAATATATTAGATAGCAGATAAATTTTCACCATCACTATTATCAGAACTATCATCGCTACTAGATGGATTATAATCTTTATCATTATCATCATCATAATCAATAATTTTATCTTCTGTTATTCCTAATTTTCTTTTTTTAATACAATTATTTTTTAAATATTCTATTAATTTATTTTTATCAATATCATAAACAATTAAATGTAATTCATCAGTATCATTATTTTTTTTATTATTAATATAATTTTTATGTTCCATAGTATCAAAATGTTTTTTATTGCCTTCTTGATATCTTTTACCACATTCACATAAAATATATTTGACCATATATATTATATTTATATTTTATTTATAAAATGTAAGATGCATTAAATGCTAAAATATATAAAAATAATATATAAATTTATAATATATGGAAAAATATAAAGATGAAATAGATAAAATGGGATTATTAAATTGTTCAAAAGTATATATTGATAAATGTGAATATGGTTATGGATGTTTTGCTAAAGAAGATATTAAAAATGATGAAGTTATTGAAACAGGATTAATGATGAGAATGAATAATGTAGATGGAAATGAAAATGAACATTTATTTACTTGGTCAGATGATAAAAAAATATGGGCTTGTGGTTCTGGTTGTCTTCCTTTTTATAATCATTCAAATAATCAAAATATAAAAAAAATAGGAGATTTAAAAAATGATAAAATGATTATAGTATCATTAAGAGATATTAAAAAAGGAGAAGAACTAAGAAGTAGATATATGTCTGCTAAATGGCGAAAATGTTTTAAAAATTTAAATGATTAAATATAAAAAAATAAAATATATTATAATAATATATAAATGGGAATTAAATCCAAATTAAAAATAGAAAAAAGAAAATTAAGAGAAAAGATAAAAGAATTATTAAAAAATCAATCTAAACAATATGATGATATTTATAAAGATAATAAAACCAATACAATGTTATTTGATATAAATCAAATTAAAAAAATAAAGAATTCAAAACCCGATTATATAACATTTTATAATGAAGATACAAATAAAATAATTAGAACTTTTTCTATGAATGAATTAACAGAAGAATTATTAAAGGATACAAATACTAAATTAAAAGAAGTAAAAGAACTAGAAAACAAATTAACAAATAAATCAGTTGATGAAAATGATTATAATATTTATAAAACAACAGAAAGAAGCAAAAAGGTTTTAATATCTATGTTAGAGTTATTAGTTAATAAATTAAATAATGATAATATTAGTTTCTTTTTAATAGGTGGCGGATTATTAGGAGCATTTAGACATAATGATATTATACAGCATGACGATGATATTGATTTAGGCATGTTAGATATAGATTTTGAAAGTGATGCTATGGCTAAAATATATGATGAATTAGACGGCGTTGATATTATAGTGGATAATATTAAATATGATTTACATTCTACTTATATAAATGGTATTATGAAATTTTATTGTGTATGTGATAGTATAAATGAATATGGACAATATAAAGGTAATCCATGTATTGATATATTTAAACATACAATAGAAAACGATAGAGTTGAATTATATCCCCCACATTTTAGACAACAATTTAAAAATTGTTATTTTAATATTAATGGATTTAAACCATTTCAAAAAATTAAATTTAATAAATTTGAATTAGATATTCCTGCAAATTCATTAGAACATTTAAAAACATATTATGGTGATGATTGTTTAGAAAAAGTTATAGTAGAAATAAGAGATAAAACATATTCTAAAATATCAAATAAAGAATTTACAATTCAAGAAGTTAATAATACATTATAAAAATATTCTATCTTTTAATTGTTGAATTCTATTTTCTGTTTTACAATTTACTTTAAGCCAATCATTTAATAGTCTGGTTTCTAAACAAAAAATTATTTGTTCATCTTCTTCATCAAACTCACCATAAAATTCCATTAGGTCATATCGTGATATAAAATTTGATATATAACTTTCTACTTCTGCTATTCTCATATTTTTTAAATTTCGTTTATCAATATATTCTTTTATTTTAATATTAAGCATTTATATACTTATATATATAAATATTTGTTTAAATATATTTATATATTATTTATATTTAAACAAAATAATAATAAATATATAAACAAAATGGACAATTTAATATATAAAGCATTAAAAGCAGTCATATATAAC